ACCGATGCTACTGGACATGGATTTTTACCTATAGTTGGTAACTCCTTGGTAATTGTTAAGGCTCCCTTAGCTCATAAAGTTAATCCTGTTTTGAGTCCAATCATGCCTAGAATATCAGTGCAAATATTTATGAAATGATTTGACAATTAGATGAGGTGTAGTAGTGAAACCAGAAAAGAAATTTTGGGATGAAATTAAAAAGATCAATATTAAAAATAATTGCAAATTATCATTTACACGCTTGGAAAATAGTGCTGCATGGGGGACTCCTGATCTACTGGTTTATAATAGTTCTGGCCACTTTTTCACTGTCGAATTAAAAGTAACAAA